CAGAGGTTATTAATCCCGATAAACTAGTTCTGCCTGTACCTCCGACTGTTTCAGAGATAACATCGGTAGTACTGAAAGCAGCCAACGCAGAAGGTTGTCCGCTGTCAGGATCTACAGCAACATAAATCGGAATTCTATCAGCCATTTAAATCCTTATTTACCAGTATCGTATATTTGCGTATCTGTTAATCTAGCATTACTTATTGGTTTGACAACTCCATATGTTAATAGAACTTGTCCACCTGCACCTGATGTTTTTAAATCTACTAAACTAAATTTTTCAGATCCTAAACATAAGTATTCTGATTTATATGATTGAGTAGATCTTGAACATAAAACTGTTCCAACAGCACCTGAACCAGCAGTAGAAGTTAATGCAGTAATATTTAAAGAAGTAACATTTATTTGAGAACCAACTCTAGGAGATACAAAACAGTAACCTAAAGCTGTAGCCGCAAATCCTACTTCTAAATAATTACAATCTAAAAGTTGGCCTGAAGAATCTACACAACTTACTGATAGTGTTCCATTATCAGTAATAGTAGCTATTTTAGAAAAAGTTCTTTGTGCATAAGTTGGATTTGCCATATCAATCTACCTCTTCTTCTTCAGGAGAAACATCTCCACCATCATTCATATTTAGCTCGTCAGCCAAATCTTTTATCATTTGCTCTAACTTGCTTAAATCCATCATCATCTCTTCTTTGCTCTTAACTTCTTCTGGAGCCATTTCTTCACCTTCCATACCTTCAGGAGGCATCTCTTCTCCACCCATTTGTTCTGGGGGCATTTCTTCTTGTGGCATTTGCTCAGGAGGCATTTCTTCCATTGGAGCTTCTTGTTCCATCTCTTCTTCACCCATTTCTTCCCCTTCCATTTCCTCCTCTTGCTCCATCTCGTCTTCTAAATTTTCATCAGATTCATATCCAGTCTCTTTAGAACCTTGATCTGACATTAATTTATCCTTCATGCTGTTGATAACACTAGTAATATCACTTAAATCACTAGCAATTCTTCTAAAATCAACCTGAGCATACTTACTCAACATTCTATTTTCATCAAGCACTTGTGCATAACCAGCCTTGATAAACATATCGTATATGATATTATTAACATCTATGGCTTCTACACCTGATTTGCTCTTAATTGCTTCTGATAGTTCATTTAAAGTCTTCTTAATGATGCTACCATTAGGAGCTAATCTTGAAATTGTTTCAAAAATTACTACTTGAGTATTGACTAAACTCTTAAAACTAGGTGGTTCTTGTAGATTTTGGACATTTACACCAAATTTTTCATTTAAAGTGTTGATCAAGTAGTCTTTTACTTCTTTTTTAGCTTCAAAAATCTTTGAAGCAAACTTTTGTATATCCTTTTCTGATACACCTATACCATCAATATCTGCTAAAGCACTATTGAAAACCTTAAATAGATTATTTTTTGAAGCTAGAGCAATGTAAGGGATTTCTTTTATTGCCTCTGATAGAGCTTCAACTATTTTTTCATCTTCTTCAAAAATGCAACTAGCTAGTTTTTGAATAGAGGGGCTTGTTGCCCAGATTGTATCAAATTCCTTCTTAGATTCTAGAAGTTCTTTCTTAACTAGTTCTTGACGGCAAACCATCTCATAGATAGTTTCGGAGTTACCATCGTTTAGAACATAAGTTTCTGAATTAGCTAACTCATCATATGTAATAAATGGGAAGTTAAAGCCTTCAGCGATAGTATTTGATAAGTTAATAGCATTCTTTATTTCAGGTACTTTACTAACTTTATTATAATTCTGTTGTAAGAAATTTATAATTTGGGGACGGATTTCTAGGAATCTTAGGAACTCTGGAGTAGTTACTATTCTTTGGGACTCATTAAACTTTTGAGTCTTTATAGCTAGTTTGTTTTGAACAGTATCAAACTTAAGTCTATTTTCCCATAGACTTAGAAGTTCGTTGAAACTGTTATCTGCTCCTTTGTAATCATCAGCATATATGTTACCAACAAAGCTAGAAACCTTCTCATTAACAAATTCCTGATACAAGTTATCTTCTTTAAAGATAGAAGAGTCTTGCACCTTAATATTTTTTAAAGTAACATCCTTATCTATCTGAAAGGATCCGCTAATAACTCGATCACTCTCCGTAATGTAAGTTACCGTATTGTTAGCTCCATCTATTGAGAATAGAACTACATTCTCCCGAAGAGAGCGACCTAAACAATCCCCTAGCTTTATTAGTAAAGCTACTTTCTTATCTCTATTTTCATACATTGTAAACATAAAACACTCCGTACCTATCAATTATATATGGTAGATAATTTTAATTATTTTTTATTTTTCTGTTTTAAAAGGATTCTTTCTAAAATTAATCCTTCTTCAGGTGAAATATCTAATATATCTTTTATCTTATTCAATCCTTCAGCTACGGGTGCTCCTGTTGCTGTTGGTGGTATATTACCTGCCCCTTCTTGTCCCCCTGCTTCTCCATAACCGGGTTGGGATGTTGGTGCGGCTGGTGCTGGTGGGGCTGCTGCTGCCTGTTGAGCAGCTTGCTTCTCAGCAAGTTCTTGAGCTTCTTCATCCATAGCTTCAAGTTCTCTTTCAATCTCTTCTTCCGACATATCATAATATTCTTTATAGATAGTCTTAGTTGAAAGCAATCCTAATCCCTTAACTGCTTGGATAACTCTAGTCTTTTGCTCATCCAAGTCTAGCTTGCGCTTTGCAAACATATCAGATGGGTCAGGTAGTTTTATTTTTAATTCTGTTATCAAAGAAGGTGGATAATTTTTTAATTGTAAGTGTCTCTTAGCAATATTCTCTAATCCAACTTCTATAGATTTTTGTACTCTTAAGATAACTCTAGCAAACTTAACATCCAATTGAGCTAGGTTAGCTTTTCTTTCTGGAGACTTGTCAACTTCTACGATGTAATCTTTAGGAATCTTTAAAGCGGCTAGTAATTTATCTCTAAAGTATTTAACATCGTCAACTTCTCCGAGGTTTTCTGCACCTCTTAAAGTATCTATCTTTGTTCCAGCACCATTTCTAGTTGGAACGAAGTAATCTTCATCGACGCTAAGAGGATTGAATCTAGCATCAATATTTCCAGTAGTTGAATTATAGAATTTTTCTTTTTTGAATTTTTCTTTAATTCTTTCTATAAATAACTCAGCCTTTTGAGTTGGTAGCGTACCTGTATCAATGTAGAATATTCTTCTCTCAGGTGCTCTAGCAAGACGATAAACCATCATAGCATCTTCCATCATTCTCAATGACTTGAAAGTTCTATGGCATGAGGATGCTATGGATTTTCCATAAGGATAGAAGGCTGGATCTGATGAATGTAGTCTAAAGTGAATAATCTGGTTCTTGTCTAGTTTAATATATTGATTTGGTTTACCACCTTGGAACATTGTATCTCCAAAGTTATCAATATTAGTCTTAGATGGGATCTCTTGCAAGAACTCTTTCAAATACCCGAACTCATTCTCTACACGAATGATATATGCAGGATTTAATATTTTTATTTTCTTTAGACCTTCTTCTGGTTTGCTAACATCCAATACTACTTCAACAAAGCAATCCCCATACTTAACTGTATTTCTAACAATATCCCACAAATATCTGTGAACATTCATTTTTTCAAATAAACGATCCACTTCCTTGATGACATCTTCACTATCAGATTTAATTTTCCAATATTCGTTATGAATACCTTTTAAGGTTGAGTCATCAGCATAAATATCAAAAGTTGCAGAAATCTCAGGATAGTCATCCATTTCTTCGTAATCTTTGTATCTACGCTTGCGGTTCATCTCCAACTGAGGCATGATTGGTGTGCGACTCATCGCACCCATTGCCGCACCTGTACCAGTATCAACAACATCAGGATTGATAATGGTGTCGCCGCTCTTAACTTCTAACTCTTTTCTTACTATTGGAGCCGCTTTGCGAGCAAAAAACTTAGCAAAGAATCTACCTAAAGGTCCAACAGGATAGTAGAATTCGGTTTCGTTTGTATTACCGAACTCTGTATAACCCTCATTAATATTTTTCATTTCATCAGCCATTTGTATTCTTCCTCTGACAATCCCTGCTTAACTGCTTTGGTAGGCATAGGTAGTCTTTGCTGTTGGTTGTCTTTTGTCTTAAAATAATCCTGTGGGAAAGTATCTAGTAAAGTTTTATATCCGAAAACCGTTAAGGCTAAACTCATAACCAAGTCATCGTTCTTTGTTTTCTCCGCTTTAGCTTTCCCGTGTTCGTCTACAATAAAAGTTAATAGTTCGTCTGCTGTTCTATTAGAGTTGATCTTTATTGAGTCAGTTCTCAAAGACTCCTCTAATCCAGCCAAAAGCTGTTCTCGGTTTTGGCTAGTAAGTTGGAACCCAAACTTGCCTCTTTCATCAGCCCAAAGATTTTCGTATTCTAAAACATTAAAGAGCCAATCAATTAGATTGTTACCTATGGTATTCCTCTCAGGAATAACATATGCCATATTATATATACTTGCTTCTTGATTAATAATTTGTGCAAACTCATTTATTGGAGTATTATTTGAATAAAATTCTGCAACTTGCTGACCGTTATAGGCATTAATTATGTGAAAAGCAGAATAATCTCTATTTCCTCCTAAAGACACATCACAACCTAAAATATAAGTATAATATGGCATGGGTTCTTGCCAAACTCTCATGCGATCTCCATACTTTTGGTAGTACTGCTGACTGGTTTGTGAATTAATTCTACTTAAAATCTCTCCATTGATATAAGTTTCACCTGTACCTAAGAACACTCCTTCGTATTCTTGCATCCACTGTCTTAAGGGCATGTTAGCACGGGTAGTCTTCTCCCAATCATCAACATTCAACCCTTTTTCTTCCATTTCGTTGTACAACCATTCATAACCTAAATGTCTTTTGTACTCAGGATGATCTTGCCATCTGATATCTATGGCATTAAACGAATTCTCTTTGTTTACGGCTTTGTTATAGACATCATAATACCAGTTACCTACACCGTTTACTGTTGACAAGACGAATGCTCTACCACCAGTAGAGATTATGGGATAGACTGCTGCCCAAATGGTATCAATATTGTCAATAAACGCAGCTTCGTCAATAACCAACATAGATCCAGCCAAAGAACGGCCAGATTGCTTACCAGAGGGTCTAGATTTAATTGTGGATTGCGTTGCTAACTTTAAAGTGTGTTTATTATCTTCAATAATTCCGGGTTTTAAGAAAGTTGGAAGTTCATCATACATAATTTTGATTCTATCCAAAACTTCTGTTGATTCAGCATCACCTTTAGATAAAATAACGATAGCTTTATGTTTATTGAAGATCGCAAACCATAAACAATAGGCTGCGGCTATCGTTGTACATCCTGCCTGTCGAAATTTTCTTAAAATATTAAATCTATTTTGTTGTAAA